CAATGGTTTTGCCATTATTCGTTTCCTTCCTGAGTCTGAAGGATGCGAACTGCCGTGGGCACAAGTCTGGTCCCACGCATTCCAAGGTCCTGGTGGTTGGTTGATTGAAAACTGCCCCACCACTAAGGGTGAAAAGTGTCCTGTCTGTGCTGCTAACACTGCTCTCTGGAACAGTGGTACTGAAGCAGACAAAGACGTTGCACGTAAGCAGAAGCGTAAACTGTCGTACTACAGCAACATCTATGTTGTCAAGGATCCTCTGAATCCTGAGAACGAAGGTAAGGTGTTCCTGTACAAGTTTGGTAAGCGTATCTTTGACAAACTGATGGCAAAGATGCAACCTGACGAGAACGACTACGATCCCCAACCCGCCTTCAACCCCTTCGATCTGTGGAAGGGTGCTGACTTCAAACTGAAGATCAAGCAGGTTGCTGGTTACTGGAACTACGATGACTCCGTGTTCACTGCTCCTGGTACTCTCGGCAACTATGACGATGAGCGCCTTGAGGAAGTATACAACTCGATGCACGATCTGGCATCCTTCACTAGCGATGATCAGTTCAAGTCCTATGATGAACTTGACTCTCGCCTGAAGGCAGTCCTGGGTCGTCGTGCTCCCAGCATCGATCACGAAGTGGCAGACGAAGAGAGCGAGATCCTGAATCTCGACATCCCTTCCTCTCGTTCCACCACTCCTTCCTCCTGGACTGAGAGTGTGGACACTTCCAGTTCTGTCACCGATGAGGATGACGCTCTGTCCTACTTTGCTAAACTTGCAGAAGAAGACTGAGGAACTATGAAACGTCCTGCCATCGCCGCTATTGCTTTTCTAGGTTGTGCTTTTGCGTCTCCAGCAATGGCAGGACACAACACAGTTAGACTCGGTGAGTTTGAGGTAGAACCCCAACACTGTGTCTACGATCCGATGTTCCGTTCTTGGAACTGCATCTACGGGAAACCCCGTTCACATCGTAGGCACCACCACCATCACGAAACCCACCATCATCATAGCGGTGGTGGGTTTATCCCAAACAAATATAACCAACACGGTGTTCCGTGTTATATTTACAAGAGTGGACCGTGGTGTTTTTAGTAACCGTAACCTCCTAGGTTAGTTGAGGATCCACTACTGGTTGCAGTGTTGTCTGATTGAGTAGATCCTGTGGATGAAGTAGTTCCAGAACTACCACCACTCGTGACAGTTGTTGCAGAAACCCCATCAGATGTTGTAGTCGTAGTTACTGCAGCAGTACCAGCGGTACCACCACCAGATGCAATAAGTGCAGTAGAAGAACCACTACCAGTAGCAGAACCAGTGGATGCAGTAGATTGGGAAGGTCTTCTGTAATTGGTAACACCAACAAACTCCTCCGCCAATGTGGTGGGGGTTTTTTTGTTTCCTTGCTCGTCGATTTCTGCGTTTGGCAGATATGCAGCAAGTTTTCTGAATTCTTTTACAAAGTCAGATACATATGCTTCGCGAAGCATCCAGATGTTTCTTTTTTGTTCGTTGATAGCGTGTTCGTACTCGTAGTTTGTAACTGATTTACGAGATTGATCTTTGGGAACAATACTACCATCGGGTCTCAAATATTGGTAAGATTCGTTTACTTCAATACCTTCAGGAACTAAAAGTTCTCCTGCAGTCGATCGGATTTCATATGTTTCGTAGTGATGAATCCCTTCAATAGAACCATACTTACTTTGAACATAATCATATAGATCATATCGAGTCATCGGCCAGTCATTATATGTACTGATGATATTGTTGATGATCAGAATAACCCAGTCAAGACCAGAGTCACCATAGAATTTGTATGCAACTTGATCGGGACGCTCTCCCTCACCAATCTCATACTGTTCAAACCCCAGCAGAGAACCTTGTAGATCCTCTTTGATCTTGATTCTACGAAAGATGTTTGTTGTTAACTGGTAAGGATGAGCACCGTTAACACTTGTTCTGTTTCTAACGTAGACTTTGGGAAGGTACTTGAAGTATGCCATTAGGAATCCTGGATCATATCGCGGGTGATGAATGCGGTCTCTTTGAAGGTTAACTTCAATTCCATAGATGCAGGACCGTAATCAACGTAACCGTTGTTTAGATCTTTCAAGGTGTTGATTTGACCATCTGGTGTGAGGTTGAGATCAAATCCAGTTAAGACCATTTTTGTCGGGAACTTCATAATGCTTCGGAGAGTTCCCGCTGTTGTAATTTCTTGAGCGGTCTCTACGTTGTTACCTTCAACTCTCACAACATTGAGTCTGAAGTAGTTGGGGATGTTCAAGTATCTAGCACCTGCGAGTGTGCCAGAATTGCTACCAAGACCTTTTGAAATGAGATCTTTAGCAGTTTGACTGATGTTTTCGTTGCCTTGCTGGGAGAAGATGTTTTTGAAATCTTCCTCAGTTGTTGCACCACCTGCAAGAGATGGTAGCATTGCTGTTCTAAGTGCCTGAACAATGGAGTAGCACTCTTTTGATTCTTTCAGGTTCTTGGGTGTCAAATTGAATGTGAAAGAATGTTCTCGGTAGTTGACACCACGGAAAGTAACTTCTTGATATGGGTTGAAGACTTTTCTGGAGACCAGTGCTACAAGATCTTGACCAGTTAGACTGCCTTCAATACCTAATCCACTATTAACTGCACCGAGGAATGATGCAGCTGCTCCAGCAGCAAATTCTGATTTGGCACTACCAGCAAACTGTTGCAGCAGAGCGATCGGATCACCAGCGGTTGCCTGAGAACCAAGTGCTCCGCCAATAGCAGCAACACCAGCGGCACCAAGAGTTGACTCGTTGTAGATTGTGTTGTATGATTCCGACAGATTATTAGGCAGGTACAAATAAATAGTACCAACTATCGCCTCTCCTCTGCTTCCACTCTGAGTGTTCTGATTGTACAGTCCTTGAGCATCACTACCACCAACATAGGTGTAAGGCGAACTCTTCTGTGAATCGTAGATGGTTATCTTTAGATAATCAACAACCTGGGGATCATCAGTATCCAATGCATCAATCCCATCGTAAGATGAATTGACCTTTGATGGAAGTGTCCTGGGGTATACTAACGGAGATGCCATTGAAAAAACAACGTAGTTATCAGGGTAGGTTTCGACCTAGTTTCCCAGGAAAGTACAAAGGAGATCCTACAAACATTATTTATCGTAGTTTGTGGGAGCGAAAGTTTATGGTGTGGTGTGATAAAAATGAGAATGTACTTGAGTGGGGTAGTGAGGAGATTGTTATCCCCTACATCAGCCCTGTTGATAACAGGATCCATCGCTATTTTCCAGACTTTTATGCCAGAGTACGAACAAGGTCTGGAGGGATTGAGAAGTTCATTATCGAGGTTAAACCAAAGTCGCAATGTTCACCGCCTAAACAAAAAAAGCGACAGACACCTACCTATATAAATGAGGTGAAGACATATGCTGTCAATGCTGCTAAGTGGAAGGCAGCAAAAGAGTTCTGTGATGACCGCAAGATGAAATTCCTAATTCTCACAGAAAACGAACTCAAGGTATGAGTGTATTCACCGACATTAGAGATCTTGCAGATGGCAAGGCAATGGCACCATCTTGGTGGAGAAGTCAACTCTTTTTCTACCTGAATGGTCGTGGCGTAGATAGTATCATACCTGGAACGGCAGTTACATTTAAGTATGATGCTGCCAGGGGTGATAAGATGAGATTTTGGGACAAGTACCCTATGGTGTACCTTCTGGGTGAGGATTCAACACACTTCTGGGGTGCAAACGTTCACTACTTACCACCAGAACAACGTGTTTCTGGGTTCTCACCCACACCACCCACAGTGACACTACATAAATACTTTCGTAGCAATGTGCTCACTCCGTTATTCACCATTGAAAACTCTGAGTGGAATGATATTGGTTTAATTCCCTCTGAACAATTTGTAACTACTATTAACGGAAGGAATATTGAAATACCCAGATCTGCAGTCTTCTGATGCCAGCACCTAATTCGTTTACAGTTTTTAGAGATTTAGTCGCTACAGGTTCGTTTGAACCTTCTAGAGGCAATCTCTTTTCGGTTGAGATGGGTGTGCCTACCATCCTGTTTGCTCAACCAAATTTTAGGTTTGCACCTCAAGACTATTATAATGCAGTAAATTATTTTGCAGACTCTGTTTCTCTGCCATCCAGAAATATTACTACTGGTGAGCATAAAACTGTTGGTATCAAGAGAGCATACGCTACAGGTCAGACAGCGAATGAATTGACAATTTCATTCCTTATGACTAAGAATAATTGGCATAGAGATACATTTGAAAGATGGATGCACGCTATTGCTCCTGATAATGAGAATAGAGTAGCATTCTATGATGATTATGTTACAGACATCACGATTCGTAAGTGGGAAAGTGGTAGTAATATCAAAGCGAGAGCAGTTACTGCTGATGGTGACAGACGAGAGACTAGACTGAATAAAGCAACTGGTGTTTATAGATTTGTTGGTGCCTTCCCATACAACCTTTCGGGCATCACATATTCTAATGATGCACAGCTGATGAAGATGGATGTTATCTTCAAGTATGAAAGATATAGATTCACAACCAAGGTCAAGAACACAAATGAGTGGACAAATGATGTTGTCTTG